TTCACAACCAGAGCGGCGCCGTCCTCGTCCGTATGGAATCCGCCATTTGTCCAGTCGAATGCGTCAACATCTCCGCCGCCGATCTTCCGGAAGGTAATGCCGCCGAAACTCCAGCGGTCCACTTCGCTGTTGCTGTGCCCGGCAGGGTCGAGGTTATACACGAGGCCGTCCGTTACAATACCGATATCATATTTGCTTTTCTCAATAACCAGACTTACGCTGTCGCTCGCGTTTCCGCTCACCAGCGTAATTGTTACATCATCGTCTGAATTGGCGACATAGTCCAGCCGTTGTTTTGTTCTGTCTACACTGACCGTTGTCGGCGTACCACCGCTGATGGTAATTGCACATGTCGTGTTCTCCGAGTCCGGGTCATACGCCATATAATAAACAGGAATGGTATCATACTGCGTCCCGTATATCGTTTCTTCGGCAAACGCCACAATAGGATCCGTCGCGCCGACTGCCCAGATAACAGACATTGTAATCGGGGTCTCGGTCACAATCGTCGGATCCGCCACGTTTGTCATTGTCGCGGTCACGGTATTCGCGCCTGTCACAAACAGGGCTTTATCCAAGGTGACGGTAATAGAGCGGCTTCCGCGAACCTGTTGTGTCACGGGGTTTTGTGTATTATCACCAACAACAATACTGACGGTGTTGGTATCGCCGCCTTCTGCCGCCACATCAATCACAACAGTTACATCAGCCTCGGTTGTCCGCAGCATAATCGTATCCATCGCGGATCCCCAACTGATATTGAATGGCACACAGGTTACAGACCAGGGTCTGTTCAGGTACCCTTCGCTGGCGGTTGTCAGAACAACACGAACTGTATTCAGTACGGATTGACTGCTGTCTGAATTCAGGTATTCGCCAACATCCATTGCGAAGTAACTCCCGCTGATAGCTGTTTCGGAATTGACCTCGGTGTCGTTCACGTACCATCGAACCGTAATGTCATAGTCGTCCATCGCGGTCGCCTTAAACCGGAAGCTTGCCGACGCGCCGTTTCGCACAGATGTGACGCGCGTAACTTCAGAAAGAACAATGGCGTTACTTGCGGATCCACCGCCACCCGATCCAGCCGGGACGAGGAAAGGCGTAAAGCCTTCGATATCAGACCCGTTCAGCGTCAGGTGCAGGAAAGATCCGGTGACTCCGCCAATAGTTTCTTCACTGGAAATATAACCGCTGTCAAACGCAAGACCGCTCCCCCCGCCCTGCGGAAGCCGAATTGGTGAGAATCCGGCAATATCTGTTCCGTCTTCCTGAAGCACGAGATAATAGACATTCTGGCCATCGATCTGTTGGGTATATACCCGCCCGCCATCGATAGACGTGCCGCTGTCTGGCGGATCGCTCCACACTGTAGTCCCGTCGCCGTTCGTGATCAGCACCTGTCCGGAAGTCCCATCAGGACTTGTTGCTGGTTTGGCGACTTTCCCGCTGACGTCCGTTGCGCTGGCGGCACCGATATTGGTCCGCACGGTTGCCTGCTGCGCCGCAGTCAATCCGCCCAGCACATTGCTGATCGCCTGACTTTTCTCTGCGGCGGTCAATGTCTGTTCTTCGCTGTATTTGACTGCCCCCTCGATGAGACTTCCGATATCGTCCTATCCGATATTTTCAAGCGCCTGTGCTTTCTGTGTTGCTGTCAGCGTCTGCGGCTCATCAAACCGCACGGCTCCGGCAACGTCATCCTGAAGCTCCGCCACAACATCCTTGATTCCGCCCAGCAGGCTTACGCTGACAGCGCTGTTGGATATAGGTGTGGACAAGATCAGGTAGTTCGCTCCGGTTGGCACCGTCATGTTATACGCGCCGGCCTCATATGTATTACCAATTCTGTTGTTGTCCCCGCTGCTTGGTACATTAGCGATGCTCTGGAACTGGAATCGGTCATCTGCTGTAATCTTTAGTACGTCGCCAGGCGTTACCTCAAATTTGACGAGTTTGTAGCCAGAATTCGTTGAGCACAGCCCGTCGCTCTCGTTTAGTCGCCAACCCTCCGATGTGACATACACACTCTGCGCCGTCGCAGTCACGACCTCGGCTATGTCACGCTCCAGACTCCGGATCCGGTCGCCCGATGCCTTAGCCTGCGCCGCCGCCGCTTCCGATGTCAGGTTTTTATCCAGTACGAAACTCTGTGCCGCCGGCATATTTTCTTCCATCCAGTCCTCGACGACCTGCACAACATCTTCGTTGTTCAGCGCGTCGCCCCAGACGAGTGTGTCGTTCGGTCCTGTCTTCAGGAACTTATTGCTGGCTAGGCCGTGCGGCTTGTCGATTTTGCCGGTGGTATTCGCGTCAATCGCGGAGTCAATGGTGTCCATGTTCTGGTTGATCACCATGATATCGGCTTTTTCTTTATAGTCAGGCTTGATCAGCTCAAGCGTTCTCGTCTTTGTAGCCATACCTCTCCTCCTTTATAAAAGAGGGAAGAGAATAAAATCCCCTCCCTCTTATATAATTAAATTACTCGTCACTTTTGCAGACATTCTCGAGATCAAAATCCACAAAATCCTCCAGCGCCTCGATCTCGCGGATTGTAAAACCGCACTCCGGTTTATACTTGATTTGCACTCTGCGTTCAAGTTCGACCTCAACCTCCATATTGCCAAGTTCGCGGAGCTCATTGAGATATTCGTTGTACAGGGCGCCCACAAGTTCGCCTTTATCATTCAGATAAGCCGCGTACTTGTTTCTGATCGCGTTTTCACGTATGTCCTGGAATTCAATACTTGGCATCATGATATGCCTGATTCTGTATATTTTCCACAATACATCATTGGGTAGGTTTTCGTTATCAATAACCTTTTCGGATGCTTTGAAAGCCTGTACAATTTTATGCTGTAATATTTTCATAGCTGTTTAAATCTCCTTTTATTGATCGGGGCCGTCAGTCTCTAACCCGCCGTTATAAGCGCTCCATAATGCGCCAAGATTGATCCATTTTTTTATATACCTCCCGGTCCATGCTCCTTCGCTGTTGTATTCGCGTTCAAGGAAGGCGAGGTATCTGCACATCACGGATCCTTCATATGTTATTCGCACAGGAGCATGCCCGCTTCTATAGTTTGTTACAGAAGGGATACGTTCTGGCCACGAAGCCCCGGCCCAAAACACATAGGCTTTGTCCGGGTTATACGGTGATTCGCCTGGCGACAGCGCAACGGTTGTACCCATATTAGTCTCTGTTTGTTTCCAGAACCAACCGTTATTCAGCTTCCACCCGGCAATATCGCTGCCGTCAATTGCTGTGATTGTGCCGGTCATCTTTACATTGCCTTCGTCATCTATTTTAAAATTATCACCATGCACAGTAAATGTACCAGTTGACTCCAGACTGATTCCAGTACTTGTTATCTTCACAGAGCTGTTGCTGACGGCCCCGGCGGTTTTACCGCCACTGACAATTAGGGAAATATCAGTCGCCGTCATATTTATACTTGACTGTAATTTATAGTCAGATGTTGTCAAAGCATTAACCTTCATGGCAATATTGGTTGCGGTCATGCTTAGTGCGGACTGAAAACTTGTTTGCATTTTTGAATCCGAGGTGGCTAAAGCGGCAACTTTAAGCGCAATACTGGTAGCTGTCGCAGTAATGCTTGATTGCAACTTGTAATCAGATGTCGTTAATGCCGTAACTTTCATATGAATGCTCGTTGCCGTCATATTGATCGCCGATTGAAGCGTCGTGTCCCCGGACTTCCTCGCGCGTCGTGTCCCCGGACTTCCTCGCGCTAACCTCGAGTGCAATGCTCGTTGCCGTCATATTGATCGCCGATTGAAGCGTACGCCCTTGAGATTCTCTTGCGCTGACTTCAAGCGCGATATTAGTTGCCGTCATATTGATATTTGACTGCAATTGATAATCTCCAGTCTTCAACGCGCTGACTTGCATATGAATATTCGTGGCCGTTTGTGAGATCTTCGAATTTAGCAAACCTTCCTGCTCAGTCGCCCTCGAAACTTCTGTCTGGATCTCATCCGCCGTCTGGCTGATTCGCGAGTAAAGCGTTCCTTCAATAGCATTCACCCGCCGGACTTCCGTCTCAAGCAGCTCCGCCGTCTGCGTAACCCGCGAATATGCCTCGCCGACAAGCGCGGTGTCAAAAACATGTACCCACTTATTACCGTCCCAGCAGTAGATATCCTTGTACCCGCTGGCGGTGCCGCTGTTATGCAGATTATAAAAATCTTCAAATGTTCCTTCGTAAGCGTCGTCCCAAATGTAATTATCATCCGGATCCGACACGATCCAGTAGTCGCCGACAGAGATCAGCTTGTCATCATCCAGGCATGGGTCCGTCAGCTGAATATAGGTGCGCCCGTATTTCTTGACGCTCGATACAATCCGGTCAGGCAATACTTCAATCTGCGCCTGAATTCCCTTGATCGTCGGATTATTGCTGATCACCAGCGTCCCGCCGAAGTCAGCCGTAACCTTCGAAGTAGAAATCGTTCCGGCTTCAATCCGGTCAGCGGAAAGAAACCCGGCAACAATCTCGTCCGCAGTGAAACCCCTTAATGTTAGCGCTTATAAGATAGTCAGTCTTCGCGCCGTGTGTAATAGTCAGATAAATTTCCATTGATACTTCTCGCCGGTCTCTTCGTTATGCCCGGCACTCTTTTGTTTTCCATAACAAACTCTGCTGATACTTTCTGGTGCAGTATTTCCCGCCCATTCAGCCGCGTAAGACAATGCATCGAAGATAACGCCGGTATTAAGACACATAACGCGTTTGGTCTGCCCTCTTGCGATGACAACCTCTCTGTCCCATTTCATACCACGTTTCTTTTCTGACATTCGTTGTTTGGCTTCTTCAGTATGATGACGGCCATAAAAACCATTGTTTTCACCAGAGTTTGCAATAGATAACTTCTTTCTTGTTTCGTCAGAAACCATCAGATGGACGCCATACATCGGATTATTTTTACCCGCTGTTCTCTGTGATATCTATGCTTTTGTTTTTTCTGAATGATGCTTATATAGGTTTCCGCCAGATTCATTATTATATCCGTATGTATCCTGGTTAGCCCGATACAAAGCAATATAATACCTCTCAAGATCATCCAGTTTTTCTTCCTCGCATTCGGTAATCACACCAAATTCAAATTGATCAGCGCCATATTTATTCCATGCGCCTTGCATGTGTTTATTGTAATGACCGTTCCGTTTCTACGCCATTCTGTGCCATTCAATTCTTTTCTGGATATCAATGCTCTGACCAATATATATTTTATTATTTGCTTTGTTCTTGATGAAATATATTCCGATCATAATACCTCTCCAAACTATCACACAACCTTACGTTTTCACGTAAGAGCAGACTATATCTTCATCCGCTTTTGCGGAGCCAACTACTTGGGTATGGGTGACTAGTCCATACCTACTCCCTACCGGGATAGTCGTTGAACCTTCCTCATTTTACAGAGGCTTGGCTGCTGATTGCCCAATCCTGATACTTTTTAAACCATCACGTTTATCCTTTCGAATTGCGTTGTGGTAATCAGGCTCTCAGGGTGTTCCAGCAATTCGGTTGGTTTTTTATTATTACATTACTGTAATAGGGAAACCGTTTGTTTTCAATTTCCCGTACCGAAAGTTCTCCATCGCCAGCTCCCATCTTCCTCTTTTTCGCTGGCAATCATAAACCCTGCGCCGGTCAGCATCATGGCGCTTCCGCCGTCCGCCGCCTCAAATACAATATTGCCGCTCTCATCCGTATGCCAATTGGAAACAGTAGAAAGCAGCTGATTTTTCAGCACATCGATTTGCCCGTTCAGCCGGTCGGCATAGAAGGTTCCGCTCTTGCTGATCGCCTTCGCCCGGTCATACAAAGCGTTCTTCTGTTCGATCAGATCCGCCAGCTGGCTCATCCGACTGAGCAGTGCCCCGAGATCATTGGTATTGATCGTAATATCCTTGTTGCTGACCTCAATAGACCCCAGGTTTTTCTGATCTACGCCGGTTGTCTTCTTGGTAACAAACACATTGTCATATACCTGGAGTTCATCGTCATTCGCCCGCATCAGCGTATTCAGCCCGATGTCGTCAAAAGGCACATCAAGCTCATCCGCCAGCCGCATATATCCGAACTGATAGCTCACCGTAGGCCGGCTCATCACCTTCATAACATCCAGCGCGTCGTTATAAAGATACTGCTCTTGCCCGGGAATGTAGTTCTGGTTCGACCAGCTTCCATCTTTCAGCAGGTTCCCCATGGCAATGATGAAGTCAGCCTCAATGTTATCCATCCGCGTATACAAATCATCGATGGCTTCCTGCCGCGTACTGATTGCCACGATGGGACCCTCTGAATTCATCAGTCCGTCCATGATCTCATCAAGCCCGGTCATTTTTACGTAGTCATAGACAACATAATATTTGAACTGCATGTCGTAGAACTGGTTATACCATTTAACCATGGCGTCGCTGATCGCTAAGTCCTCAATATCGCCGGTAATAATATCCACCAGAATACCGCGCCCGCCGTTCTCTGTCTTGTCAGCTTCATAGACCTCGTCAACCGTCCGCTGCTGTACAAGCTCGAGCGCGTATTCCTCAAGCTGTCCATAATTCAGAATATTACCATCCGGCAGGATCGGGCACAGCGTCAGGGCGCCGCCGGGGAATGCGTCGTCCAGCGAGTAGTAAGTCGTCTGTAACTGATTCAGCAGCCCGATCTCGGCGGTAGCCTCTTCCATTGCGTCATCAAAATCATCAACGCCGTCCATGATGCTGATGATCATTCCTGCATCTATCTCATCCATCCTGTAGATATCGTCGATGTTTGCGCTGGAATTCAGCTATCCCTCAATGTACGCGTCAAACCCGCGTTGCGCATGGATAGTACCATTCGGCTCAATCGGCGAAGCAATGATAACGATCTTGTTTTTCCATACATAATCCCCGCCGGGGCCAACCTTCAGCGCCACCGGATACAGTGTAACGGTTTCCTGCGGATCGGCCTGATCAAAGTCGCTCCATCCGGCAGACGACATTTCAGACGCGTAAACCGACGGGCGCTCAAGCAACCGCGCATTGCTGCGCGGATACCGTGACGTCATCTGTTCCGCCGCGTTGCTCTTCTGCTGGTTTGCGTCCTCTTTAGAGAAGTAATACGGCTGAAGGAATATTCCGATCCTGCCGTCGTCCCTCGGTCCGATATCATATCCTTGCGAAACAATATCCCGCGTTTCCTTAACGGTGAATGAAGTAAAATCCACATTGCTGTGCGGATACACCGCATTCATCTCCGCCATGATCGTATCGTGGTTTACGCCAACCTTGATGTTCTTTGCCTCAGTCTGAAGCTGTTTCTTTTCCCGGTTGTATTCCGCGATCTTGTCTTCCTTGCTGGTGCGCTCGATCAGCCGGTCGAGTTCAGCGATGCGCTTCTCCTTCGCCTCGATCTGCGTCTCCTTTGCGCCGATGGTTCCTGCTGCCGGCGTGGTGAATTTCGCGATCGCGTAGTCGCCGCTTTTAATCAGTGCCTGCGGGGTAGTTGTAATTGTCTCGTACCTGAAGGTCCCGTTGCTATTCAGCACAACAACCTTGCTTCCTACCGATAACGCCCGCTTATCCGCCGGCGGATCTTTGTACAGGTAGGTCGGGCTGATAAACCCATTTGACGTCAGATACACCGCTACCGGTGACTGACCGATCAGTTTGTTAACCTCATCTTCAAGCGCAATCCTGGAAGCGACGCCTTCGCTGATCAGCCGCTTGACGTTGCTGATATTTTCGATGTATGTTTCCAGCGCCTCCTCGTGCGCCTCTGTCATGACACCGATCTCCCGGTAGTAGTCGAAGTCCATGATATAACTCAACCCGGTCGGGTTCACACTGTCAATGCCAACATACCCGTTGTCGCCATACTCGCCTTCGACATACAGTCGCGTGATGATGTCGTCGCTGTTGTAGTCGACGTTCAGCGTACTCAAATTCTTCCCGACCACTGCCTCAAGCACCTGCGACCGGTTATTGAAGTTATAAAGCGCGACCGTCTTCGTGTCGCTGTCATACACCGGATAGCATTTAAAGAGATTGCATACCTTGGTCATCAGTCCCAGAGCCCCGGTCTTGTCGCCACTCGACAGCGACCGGATCTTTTCGGTAACGCCATCCTTCTCCAGCGCTGGATCTGTATACCCGCGGTGCCAGCCCGTTCCGGCAAGAATCTTGTCGACAAGCTCGTCCAGCGTCCCGATCCCATTGGTGTCGTCGAACGTCATGTAGATATTCTTTGTTCGCAGGCTGAATTCCAGCCCTTTGCAGGAAACTGTTCCGGTAATTTCTTTTCCGTTCTTCCCTTTCTTCGGCTGTGTCGCGATGAACCACATGACCCGGCTGTTGTATACCAGCTTGATCAGATATTCGCTCTTAAGGTACGCCCACCGGAAGTTCTCCTCCTCGTCAACCATGTAAGGAATCGAAAAATCCAGCGTCTTGACGCCGTCCGCCATCGCCTCCGTAAAGGTAATTCCGTAGGCCTGTCCGCGCACATTATTCTGGCTGTCATAAAGCTCGCACAGTTTATTATTGCTGTAGTCGTATACCCCCATGCTTGCGATAATTTCCGCCACACTCATTCCCTCTTTCCTTTATAGTATTCTCGGACGATAGTCAACGCTGATGCTGTTTATACTCAGTGAATACCGCGCCTGCCAGTTTCCGCTTGCGTTCTGCTCCATAATCCGAATACTGTTCATCCCTGGCTCAAGCCGCACAAATCCACGATCATGGTAGGCAAATGCAACTTCTCCTGTTGTTGCCTGTGCACTCGCGAACACCTTACTCATTCCGATATCGGCGTCTATATCTAGAATGACATTGCTTGTCGGCAACGACCGGATAATGCATCGTGTAGTATTCGTCTCATTTAGAAACATAATCGGGTTATTGACGCTTCCTGATATCCGAAGATTCATTCCGCACGGTTCTGTCCCTGGATTATAAACGTTGAAATATTGTCCAAGCGTAGTTGGAGCCGCAGGCATCTGACTCTGCGGGATCAGTCCGCAGTAATCCGCCGCGTCATCAGTCTCGGTCCCGGTGTTGTACTTCCGCGTCAGATATCCGAATGGATCATGCGCTGTAAAAGTAATCTCCAGCGTCCCGCTGTAAAGATCGTGATCGTGATACATCTGCCCGGGCACGGATTTCGAGACACGCACATTCCAGTACACAAAAGGCTTGTCGTCAAATACCAGCCGGCCTTTTGTGTCGCGTCTCAGCCACCGCCGGATCGCTTCGCGCTGCGCCTGCGTAATCTCCTCAAAATAGCACTTCAGCACGAACGTCCTGATCTTAACCTTGGATCCGTAGAAATGTCCGCCATGATGCCACGGCACATCGATTTCATAGTTCTCGTATTCCGGATCGCCGAACCACCGAAAGTCGGCGCCCGGTGCGAACCAGACCATCATGTCGTCGCTGTGTACGCCGTTATATGTAAAGCCGCTCATAAAGGGTCTTGCCTCCTTTGCAAAAGCCGGGGAAGGATCGCTCCCGCCCCGGCATAATTTTTAGAACGCTGTCAGCCGAAGCCCGCCCACCGGCAGGGTCCGTCCGATCCGTTCCATCAGTACCTCGCTGACCTTCTGCGCCAGCGTCTCATAATCATCATCCGTATCCAGGTTATCCACCTGAACAATGATATCGCCGACGGTGATATTCTCTCCGCCGCCTGTCGTCTGCATACCGCTGAAGTTCGGCATCGTCGGGATACTGATCCGGTCAATACCCTCCAGCGCCTTCACCATACTTTCGAAAAGCTTGGTCTGATATGGACTCAGAACACGCTCGGGATCCTGCTCCGTGCCGTCGAGCCACTGGAGTCCTGTTTTGTAAGACATCCCGCCTTTCAGGAATGTCGTTACAGGGCCAATGTTGGCAAGCTTGTTATACTCGCCCTTGTCACGATACCCGGCGATCACAGCGTTCCGTTGTGTCGTTCCATATGTAAGCGCAGACGATTCATCAAGATAAACTTGCTGAGATCTGTACTGCCTGTTGGTGTTCCTGTCAGTGAATGTATATCCGTATCTGGTCTGACTGTTCCCGCCATTACCGCCGGAACCGCCACCGCCTCCGCCGCCAGACCCACTTCCAGATCCGTCGCCTTCGGGTTCTTCAATCACATCATAATCCGCCGCCGCTTCAGTTTGCACTTCCTCCAGCGCCTTCTTGAGATCGTCCAGTTTCTCCTGCCATTCCTCAACATACGCCTCCGCCTGAAGTTGCCCTGCCGCCGCATAGTCTGCGCTGTTCTCCTTCAGGAACTCAATAATTGCGTCGTCACCCTGGGAGATAATCTCCTCGACTTCTTCCCAGTAGGTCGTAATCTTTCCGCGCATCTCATCCAGTGTGGTCTGCCAGTTATCGGTCATTTGCTTCTGCCGGTTCTCCGTGCTCGCCGCGTATTCCTCATTGTTCTCCTGGAGCCACGCGATGATCTCCTCGTCTGACAACTTAATGATCTCGCGCATCTCGTCGATCAGTTTTTGCGGATGCGCAAACAGGTCCTCGTAATATTCCTCTACCTGCGTTGCGTAGTCTTCAAGGCTGGTAATCTGTTGGTCAATGGAATCCTGCTGGGCCTTTACCTGACGTTCGGCTTCCTCCCAGCTCATTTCCTTCCGAAGATCATCGATCTTCTTCCGGATCTCCAGCGCTTCCTTCGCCCGGGTAGGATCAGCCGCAATCCGCTGATACTGGGCTTCGAGTTTAGCCAGCTCTGCTTCTTTATCCTGCTGTTCAGACATTTGCTTCCGCAGTTCAAGCTGTTCGCTCAGAAGATCTTTTTCCCTGTTCAGCGAATCGATCTTCATGTCGTTGATCCGCAGGATCTCGTCGCGTTCCTTTTCGTACCGCTTCGTGATCACGTCGAGAATTTCGTCTTCCATTTCGATTTCATTCTCGAGCATGTTTTTGGCTTTGGCCTCGCGGTCCTCGATAGCTTTATAGACCAGCTCGCGGATATCGATCTGCATCTGGCGGATCTTCTTCCGCTGCTCGTCCATGCTCTTGTTCAGCTTGTCAATATCAGCCTTGTTGTTGATCAGTTGCACCGAGTAGTTCTGATGCGCCTTCTGGAGTTTGTCGAGGTCGTCAGCAACTTCTTCGTACTTCTCATCGCTTGTGCTCATGGACGCGAGTTCAGCTTTCTTGGCATCCATATATTCTTCGATTCTCGCGATGTTATCTTCCAAGGAGGCGTTCTCCTCGTCGAGTACTTCAATCTCCTTCTGTGCGTAGGCAATCACGCCCTGAAGCTGTCCGGTCTGCTCATAGTATCCGCTCTGCGCCTGATAGAAGTTTCTCCTGGCTTCCTGAATTTCATTTCGCTTACTCATGACATCCAGTGCCCGCTCGACCTCGGTCATGCTGTTGGAGTTGCTGGAGCTTCCGCCCCCGCCTCCTCCGCCGCCGGAGTCATCGGTAGTCTCGGATCCTCCGCCGCCACCGCCACGGCTCTTTAAGGGATTCGCGCTTGTCGGAACAAGGAACTGATATTTGCCTTTCGCCTCAGCGGTTACATTGGTAATGGTCTTCCCGTCACCACTCAGCATCGGGAAGGTAACGCCCTCCTCGACTTCGCGCTCTTCAAGTTTAAACTGCCCCAAAGCAAGCAGCATCTGAATTGTAGAACTCGCCGTATCCTGCACAGCCGTCATACCATTCTGGATATTACTGAAGTCCGCTTCACTAACGCCGAGGATTCGCATTGTCGCCTCTTTGTTCAGCGCATTATAAGCCTCTTCCCCGGCCTGCCGCATCTGTTCAAACATCTCCAGCGCACCCGGCCAGTCATTGATAATGGTGTCCGCCGACACGCCAAGCGCATCAGCCAGGCTGTTGACATCGCTCTCCACGAGCTGTGTTCCCGCATCAATTTTTGTCTGCGCCTTATCGATCTCATCGTATGCTTTGGTCAGTTTGTCACATTCGCCATAGAAAGTTTCATAGGCGTCCGCTGCGCTGATCGTGCCTTCTTCCAGATCCTTGATGGCCTTGGCAGTGTTCTTGAAATACTTGGTCTCCAGATATTTCTTAGTTTTGTTCAGTACTTTTCCAAGGTCTTCCTGCGCATCTTCGAGCCGATCAAATTGTTCCTGTGTCACATTTGTTTTATCACCCATATCAGCAAGCGCAGCCTCTGCCTCGGCAAGCGCGCCGACCAATCCAGGATATGTTTCAGCAATGGATTTTTTCATTGCGTCGTCATAGGAGTTCCATCTCTCAAGAGCCGCCTCAACAGAAGCAGCAGTACTGTCTCCGCCGCCGGCAAGCGCGTTTTGCAATTCTTCTACCTGAAAAGCATATTCATTGCTCTTTGCCCAATTCGCGTCAGCGTTCGCTTTCGCAATATTCGCCTGCGCCTGGAGCCAGGATTCAGAAGCCTCCTCAACTTGATCAGCGGCATCAACCAATCCATTTGTAGCGTCCTCCAGCCATTGCGCCGCCTCATCAAATCCTTCAGCTCCGCTGTCGAGTAATTCTCCAACAGTCGTGATGTCATCCGTAGCATACTTGGCTAGGCTGGTTTTACTCAGGTCTGTATCGCGAAGCATGGTTTTCGCTGTTTCGCGCAGGTCTTCATATCCGCTCGCTTTCAACTCCGCCAGTTTTTCTTTCAGTGCTTCTGTATCACCAAGCACCTCCAGCAGTTCCGGATGTGCGGATGTAAGATCCAGCAAATCGCTGAAGCTGATATGTCCGCCACTCGCCAGCGTATCAATTGCGTCATTCAGATCGTCGATATCGTCTTTGATTTTCGCGAATGTTTCTGAAGGATTTTCCGTTGCTTCTTCTATCTCCTCTGCAACGACGCCAGCTTCTTGACCAAGGTTTCGTAGCGCCTCCATAAAGCCAACCACATCATCTGTTTCCTCGCCGATAAATCCACCCATCAGGTTTTGAATTTCATCAATACCAACACCGGCGTCAAGCAATTTATTGATATAGTTTAAATCACCAAGTCCAAGTGAACTCCATAAACCTTCGAGCTCATCCTTCCCGGATTTTTCTCGTATCTCTTCAAAGACTCTATCCCAGAATATTTCAATTGCGTCTCCCCAACTGCCAATACCAATATCCTTGAACACCTCTGCAATATCCGCCTTACTAAACCCCTCGGCAATCAGTTGCTTATACCCATCAATCGCACCCTGCATCAATTCTGGATCATCATAAAGCATTTCAAGCTCTTCTTCAAAATAATCCGGCAATTCTTTTCCGAACAACTGGCGCCCAATACTGCGGATAACACCAGCCTCACCAAACATCTCAGAAACATCAAAACCTTTTGTGATTGCAAGGCTAACAATACTGGCTATACGATCTTCAAATCCATCATATTCAGAAAAATTAAGGATTCCATCCGGACCAAAGATAAAATATTCAAGATTATCTTTTATAACATCAGTATCCGCCTGATCCATGGTCATACCCATTATAGATACAACACTATCAATTGTATCCTGCACGTCTTTTCTAAGATATTCCTCAGCAGACATTCCAGAGAAAAATTCCGCCATTGTAGAAAGACCGGCTCGATACATTGTGTCTGAATTCCGCTCCATTCCTTTTTCTACAAAGTCGTCAAAAACCTCTGTTATGCGATCCACAAATTCAATTGGTAGCTCCAGTTGTTCAAGATCTGTAAAATTAATACCAGAGCCAAAGGTATCTGCGCTTAAACCATTTCTCAAAAAAGCTTTAGCGGCTTTGGTCTGTGCACTTTCTTCTGTTTTTGTGCCAAGCTTTGAAACCATTGCGGTAGCCTGCACTAACTGTTCAGCCTGAATGTATTTTTCAAGTTCAGCGTTTAGCGTTGCAACGGCTTCGCTCTGATCATCAAAACCATTTTTAAGCTCTTCGACAGCGCTTTTAGCCGTTGGTGAAAGTTCACTGATCCGTTGTAATAGCCCTTCGTGCTCACTTAATACTTTATTGGCGTCTCCGCCACTTTCAGAAAATTCATCCATCATCTCGCCAAACTGTGTTTGCAGTGTGGTGTATTTTGCAGCTCGCTGTTGGCTTTCCGAGATAGTTGTATTCAGTCGGTTTATTTTTTCTTCAGCTGTTTCAATGCCACTGGCAACCGCTCCAATAACAGTAACAAGTGCACCGATCGCAAGAACGGCCGCAGAAATTGCGATCATGATCGGATGTTTTTCAATTAAAGTTAGCCATACATTTGTGACGCCTAATTGCGCATTCATTGATTTTAAGGCAATGGAAAACACTCCAATCCCTGTCGCCACAATTGGAATAATCAGATTCATTGAGCCAAACTGCTCAACGCCTTCTGTTATCATATTAACAATACCTGCCAACGAATTATACCAGTTTTTAATCACACTGTCATCCAGCAAGCTGTAGAATTTTTCCTGCGCCACAGTCAGCCGCTCCTGCGCCGCCGCAACACTGTCGGTATACACAGCATACTTTTCCTGCGCGGTTCCGGCGGAATCCATAGCAATGTTGTACAGCTCCCAGGCACGGCTGTTGCCCTCAGACTTCTGACTCAGGTCCTCCATCAGCGCCAGGAATACGTTCTGCTGTTTCACACCGGCCATGGTAGTCGCGATATAGCTCTTCGTCTTGCCGTCCAGCGTATCCCACTGTGCAGCGATATCGTTGAAGATATCCGTCATATCGCGCCAGTTGCCGTTCTGGTCCAGCAGGGTAACATTGATATTCGCCAGTGCCTTCTGGATATCGTTGATCTTGGTCTCATCCTCGGAGTTATATCCCGCGCTCCGAATGCTGTGCAGACGCGCAATCAGGGTGTTGAACGCGGTACCGATTGAACTCGCTTCCTGACGGGTCGTCTCGGAAACAGTCGCGATATAAGCCGCCAGCCATTCGAACTCCATTCCAAACGCACCGGCAGCCGCGCCGGCCTTCTGCATGGCGGTACCGATTTCCTCGCCGCTCGTAGCCGCGTTATCACCGACCGCAAGGAATACATCCGCAACACGCTGGGCTGCATTCCGCCCATCCTCAGCCTCATCCTCCACCAGATTCATGGAGTTCACCACAGAGGTGATCAGTTCAGCGGCGGTCTCAAACTCAAGGTTCGCGGCCTTCGCGTACATGGTTGTGTTTCTCAGGCGCTTCTCGATCTCCGCTGCTTCCAGACCCTGACGGGTGAAATAAATCGCCGCGTCTGCCATATCAAGGGACGAAACACTCATGTCCGCCGCGATCTGCCGATATGTACTCGCCAACTGATCAATCTCGCTGTTGCTCTTCAGCGTGATCATCTGAATTTCATTCATCTTATCGGAATACTCGCTGACATATTCGACAGTATTCTTGATCAAACTGTTGATCGTACGCATAATGGCAATAAGACTCAGGTACCGCGTCAGCAGACTGTTGACCGTGTTAGAAAACTCGTTGGAAGCAGTAACACCCTTGTTTTGCTCCGCTGTAAATCCGGCTTGGGCAGTTCTACATTGTTCTATCAGATTCAGGATTCGTTCCCTCGTCGCCGCATCAACATTCAGATTATTGATTTCTTTTTCAATATTCGCAACGACCACCATAGCGCCGTCAATCTGTTGTTGCCAATATGCCATACCGGATTCATCGTTGGCTTTCTGCGCAGTGTTGTAATTCCGGATCGCCGTGGTCAGATTCTTGTAGGCGTCTTCCATCTGCGTCAACACTTCAGCGTTCTTCGCGTCATTCATCTTCGCTTCAGACTGCGCCAGACTGTCAACAGCGGCACGAACATTGTTCATGCTCATAGCCGTCTTCATGCCGGTTTCGTCCAATTTCTCACTCGCCGCTACAGCCGCCTCACGGAAGTGTTCAATCTTTTCCTGCGCCGCCGCGTATTCTTCCGAACCTTCCTTGATCCGTCCAGAAGCAACCGCATTGTTCAGTTTTGTCTGCTCATTGTAAAGATTGATCAACGCGTTGGCATAGTTATTGATTGCCTCAACCCGGTTCTGATAATCAATATCCTCAGACTTTTTCTGGGCTGTATTCATAGCAGCCTGCCGTTGCATCTCCGCCTCAACAACGCGCCTGTCGGCCTGGGCAAGCTTATCGAGTTCAGGATACAGTTTCGCAATGGCATCAATAACATTCTGTATCTTCCCCTCTTCGGCAAGATACATATTAGCATTATTGATATTTCCTGCAGCAACAGACTTGGTTGCTTCAGCATCCATTTTAAGCTTCAGCTGATACAGCTCAACCATAACCTGAAGGCGCTCCTTATCGTCAGCAAGCGCCTTGCTTTCTGATGTCATCTGCCCGGCTTTTTCTCTCGCTTTCGCCGACGCCTCGATTGCCCTCTCGATTTCTTTATGTGCTTTGGCTTCTTCTTGCGCATTCTTTACTATTTCTCGCGCAGTCTTATCCGCAGCGGCACTCACAGCTGAATTGTAATTACGCCTTACTTTTTCAAGTTCTTTTTCAACAGCCGCCTCTTCTTTAAGCGCTGCTGCCCGTGCCTTGAGCGCGTCGGCTTCCTTCTGCAAGAAACCTGCCTGCGAAACATTCCCGCTATTTCGCGCCCTTTGCGCCTGGGTTGCGACGGTATAATATTCTTTCCAGAGTTTAATAGCTTCTTTTAATTCTGCGTTCTTCGAAGCATTTCCCGATTTTACAGCAGCGTCATTCGCCGCAGTATTTACAGCCTCGGCTATCTTGGTTCGATATCCTTCGATCTCTTTTAGGACCGCGTCCTACTGTTTCTTGACCTCGCTCGATATCTGTTTCGAAAGATTTACATTAACCTTTGAGCCGACCTTGCTCAAAGCCTCGTTAATAGAATTGACTTTCTTCTCAACATCGGAAATATCCAATGTCAGCTTTCCTATGCATTTATCCGCCATGTTACCCCTCCTTTATCGTCAAAGTCCGCCAGTCCCATGGCGGATCTCATCACTCTTTCTTCCGGGCAAAATTAATCAGGTTCCCGCCGACGTTCAGCCTGCCGTTGGTCACCTTCTCGCTCTCTTCTTTCTCTTTCTTGTTCAGCGCGTCCAGCGCCTTCATCATGACGCCGCTGGTCGCCTCTGCCTTCGCCATGCTCTCCGTAATATCCTCGCCGTTGAACAGGAATCCAAAGCTCTTCCGAATAGCCTTCGCAAGCGACCGGTCGTCCATATAGGTCGTATACACACTGCCGGCGATCCCGTTGTAAAGATCCCGAATCTCATACAATTCATCCCGCAGAATTTCCTCGATCGCGCCCCACAGCTGATCATTCAGGAAGAAGTTCGCAATCTCCTCCGGCACCGCGCTGTCCGTATTGATATCCGTATAATACTTCGCGGTCAGATACATCTCATACATATTCTTCTCGTACCCGGTATATACACAGGAGTCGTCATGCGTCATCAGTGTGTTCTCCACCCACTCCCGGGCAAACGCGATCCGATCCTCGTATGGAATATGCGTCCGGATCGTTACCTCCACGCCATCAGCGCCGGTGACCTTCTTCTCCTCATGCATCTCCGCGTATTTCTTCAACCCTGCAATCTTATGCTTTTTCATTTGTTTTCCTTTGCTCCTTTATATGCGTTCATACTCGCTATCTCTTCCTTCGTCGCGATCCTGGCGCCGCCAAAGAAATCCGCCATGGTCTGCTGTTGCTTCCGATTTTTATTGCCTTCGCCAGCCATCGGGTTGCTGTCCATGATCATTTCCCAGCTGTCCTTCGCAAAGCTGTTCCCCGCGTAGTTCACCACCGCGTCATAGGTCAGCTTATGCCCAAGCTCCGTCAGCACGTCCTCAAAGAAGTTATAGCTCATGTTATTGATCTGTTCCTCGTCCACAACCCCGAGATGAGCCGCAATCAGTGCCACCGCCCGATCAAGCGTCAGCCCTTCTTCGGCTCCGGGGCCTTTACGTTTTTTTGTTTCTCCTCCAGCTCATCGATCTTATTGATCCGCCGGAAGATCGCAAGAATCCTGTAGATCGTTTCCGAATCGATCTCGTTCAGGTTCTCCCGGATCAGCTCCTCGTCATCCGTCGCAGCGACCAGCCAGTCACACAGCGCCTTATCGCCGTCACGCCCGTCGCCAAACGGGTTCTCCATCGCCAGAATATCCGAGATCGGATACAGTTCCAGGATATGATAAAACACAGCCGTACGGTTGCGTTGGTATTTCAGTTTCATCGGTTTGATCTCGACCAGCCTGTCACCGATCTTGACCGTGTTCTCCGGGTTGCCGATCTTCGGCAGTTCCCGCATGCGTACCGTTGTATCCGGCGCCACCCGCTCTTCCTGCGCCAGCTCCGGCACAGGCCGCTCATTCACAGCGGTCGTCGGAATCGCCTTGCTCCGCTGTGTCAGGTTCGGCACAGCCGTATTCATTTCCGCCATAATTCCTTTCCCCTCCAAAACAGAAAAAGGCGGGTTGCAATCTATACGAATTACAACCCGTCCCTTCCTTTCATTTTCCTTTGGCGTATTTACGCCCTGTCACTCAGCCTTAGCCGGTGATCCATTCAACCGTTCCGCCAGACTTGTTTACGATATTGCCGTCCGCATCCAGGGGCTCGTAAACCATGTCGTACATCTTCTTGTCAGCCCGCTTGGGATCCATAGCCGCAAAGGTCACGCTGTTCGTTCCGGCAGATTTGTACGAATTGGAGAACCCAGGCAGAGCAGTAGCCCGCACACGATAGATATGCAGGTGCAGTACTCCTTTTTGTCCGGCCTCCGTGCAATCGCTGCCACTAGAATACCTTATGTTCGCCTGGGGTCGCTATTCCCAGACCGTTACGGTGCAGCATTCCGTAACTGCTGTATGTCACCATACAGAGCAGACTATATCATGATCCTGTGGTCTTTCTCCGCAGGACCCCTCCCATTTCGAGCGCCGATCGCTTGCGCCCTACTCTACTCACTTCCTCACGCGTTATGCGTTACGCTTTCGATAGTCGTTAGAGACGATGAAATATGTTCCTCGTAATATTGCCAGTGATAACCGCCGCATATATTTCCTTTCCCTTTGCATACTGCACTAATCCGGTTTTTACATTGATATAAACCCTTTGCCCGTGCAGCGTCTGCAATAGAATCAAATATTTCGCCGGTCTCAACACACAAAACTTTCTTTGATGGCCTGCCACTGCCATCTGGTCTCGGCCTGCCAACAAATTTCCCTTTGAGTGCAACTGACTATTTTTGTTTATGTTCTTCAGATAATGGTTTGCCAGTCAATATCTTGCTGATCTTTTCGCGTTCTTCATCCGTATGTTTTCTTCCATAATTCCCGTTGAGCGATCCAATATTTATACTTCTTAAATATTCTTTATGCTCCTCGGAATGATGAAGTCCATACATCGGATTTCTTTCGCCTTTCATTGCGTTCGACATCTTTATTCTCGACGCTTCTGAAAGAGAATGCCCATCACCACCGGAAGAAATATTATAACCAAAGTCTGGATCCTGTGTGTTCCAGTCTTTAATCTATTTTATTTCCAATTCCTTGGCGCCATCCTCTGTAAGATTGTCGGCAACCAACTCATGTTGGAACATATCCCAGCCATATTTTTTGATCGCGTGATAGAAGTACGGGCAATGCCTGTATCCTTTTCCATCTCGCCATCTTTCATGTAATGCCTGTTTGGTTATCCCAACATATCTTTTACCATTAACCATATTGACATGAACATAAACTTTATAATCATTTTCCTTAGCAATAATACCAATCACCTTATTCCATCTTCCTACGGGATTGTCTCCGTAGAGAGTTTCCCCGTTTAGAGAGGTTTTTCAATATACATTACTGTATAAAGGATCAATTCATTTAATCGGCCAATGCGCATACAGAGATCCCTTAGCGGTCGTGGAAGTGGTCTTCACCTCGACCTTTGCACCGCTGACGATCCGGCGCTGATAACCTACACGCACGGTCTGCCCCACAGTAGCGTCATTCGCAGCCAGGGTAATCGCGGTGGAACCGGCAGCCTGAGCAGTCGCGGCAGTAATCGCCACAGAGAACTTTCCTTCAGCGGCGGCATCGTCTTCCTCCAGTCCATTGATCAGCACAGAACCTTCCTTCACTTCGAAGGGCAGGGTGATCTTCAGCCCGGTTTCAACTTCATACCGTCCGCTTTCGAACATGCCGTAGTCGCCTTCGGTCATCTGCGCGGCATTCGCCATCTCGAACATATCCAGTTTGAACTGGGCGCTCTCGAAGGTAAACTCCTACGTGGAATCGGTATCGATGTAAGCCAGCGGGAAGTTACCCTGGCCACCGGTGATGGTGATCGTGTTGTGACTAACCGTCATGCTGGCGCTGGTCAGCTCGTCATAGGCGAACAGCTTGTTATCGCACCGCACGAACTCGATGTTCGGCACGTCCGCCACGTAGCCGTCATACTTCTCAAGATAAAACATATTGGCAGTTTCCTCCTGTTGTTTATTACGCTCGTAGCTTTCTTCCACCGCTCCTCCTAAAACGGTATCTGTCCGCCCGTCGCTATAGAAAACGCAGGCTTTTGCCTGCGGTCTTCATCAAACAGTGGTCTTGTAATAGAATGTAATCTTGTACATCTTATACCCGACCGTCTTTGTCCATTGATCAAATTCATCTTCATACCGCCACCGGATATGCTCCGTGTGCCGGTTCCTGAGCAGAAGATATTTGATCCTCTGGGCGATCAATATCTGCCGGCTTTTCAGCCAGTCATTGCTCGCCGTATGCTCCACGTCCTCACTGACAAAAATATCAAACTCGTGATATTTCCCCTGCACATTCGGGTTAAAGGTGCTGAACCCGGGCGCGTCCCGGTGTACAATACGCACCTTCTCTTTTGTCAGCAGTTCATCCGTGGATCCATCACGGATAAAGTATTTATCCATGAAAGTCACGATACTGGTTCCTTCTGGTACCAGCATCTATTCCTTCAGTTTCTCATCCGGAAAGATGACATTCCGGACGACATTGTTCAGGTTATCCTGCCATGTCCGAGTTTGCTCCACATAGCGTTCCGCCTCCGCCATCCGTATCACCCCTCACTTTAGATAAATAGAAAAGTCTATCGCTTTGACCAGTTGGGTAATTCCACTCAGAAATTTATTCACATGCTTTTCAATTTCCTTCATAGAATTCTCCAGCAACTTCCCGGAAATATCTGTCTGTTCAAAATGGGGCAACCGATATGCGCTCTTCGCAGGAGATTCTCCGCGATAGCTCACATGTTTCCGCCAGGTCTGTTGCCCGGGCTTCGTCATCATCGGACCATTGGTAACATTGCCATACAGCACAACCAATGTCCTGATCTTGGCGCGTTCATCACCGAAGTTTTCGTCAACGCCGACCTCAAGCTCGAGCACACCGCCCTCCATTTTTCTGGAGATTTCTTTCACATGGCGCACAGCCTCGTCCTTCATCATACTCGAGCCATTACCATTCCGGTAAATCTGTCGAATGATAATCTCCTGAAAATGCCATGATAATTCATCCACCATCATATCGATCGCTTCGTTGATTTCATTCATCGCGCCAGCGGCATCAAACGTCAGCTGATTCTTCGTAAACTCAAGCTTCATCGCCGTTCACCGACCCTCCGGCAACCCGCTTCGCATTGATCGTCAGCACCCCGTAATCCTTATCCACCTGAACCTCCGCCAGGGAGATATTCATCACACGATACGTAAAGTCACCCATGATAAACTCATCGTCCAGCCGGATCTTCCGTGTCGTCGGATTCCACTGGCAGTACACGCTGATCAGGTGATCAGGATGCATACCGGCCTGTCCGCTGGCACCGCTGTAGTCCGGTCGCCCGGCATACTCGGCATGGCTGATCGGAAGTCCCGGAGCCACGGCTCTGCGCCCGCCGGGTTCAATCACGTACCCCTTGTTGTCCACAATCGGCTCATACTCCCGGGTAATATCCACAATCGCGTTGCACTCAACGCTCTGCGTCGCCTGGTTGTTTGCGTGTAGTGTGATGTTCCAGTTCAGCATGTATAGCATGCCGTCCTCGCGGATCACATAATCGCCCTTGTTGATGTCGTGCGTGTAATCTGTCTTGAAGTTCGTACTCATATCGGAGTTGCCGATCTTGCTCTTCCAGTCGATGGAGGTCTGCTGTCCCCGGATATATTCCGGTTCGTATTCATCGGTCTCCGCGTAGGTTCCGTCCTCCGCCAGCGCATAGTAGGTATTGGTAGTCTTGCCGTCCTCGTCCTCCGTATGCACCCGGATAATCCGGCACCCATATCCGTAAAGCCGCACCAGCTCGTCCGCCGTCATCGCCTCCAGCTGTTCCGCCGTCCGGGTCGCAACCTTGTACCAGTCATGGATCAGTTCAAAGCTCCAGTTCACATGCGGCACATCGTGCGCCAGCAGGTGTGTGAAGTCGCTCTCGATCGTACTCGGCGGTCTGAAGTTCTCGTGGCTGTCCCGCCGCTTGAACGGAATTGGATCAGTCGAGGCCTTGATGTCGGCCTTCCGGTCCCAAACTACCTTCGCCATCCGGCATCTCCCCCTCATTGATCATTCTTGCCACAAATTCATTCAGCGGTTCCCGCGTCAGCTCGCACAAGTTTTCCGGAATCCGCCCAACGTCCCCGGCCTTATCAAGCAACTTGTGCTTGATCCGGTTGAACCCGGCGAACGTATCGTCCGTCCAGTCTTCCTTGGGTCGGTTCTCGTTCACCTCGTAGCACAGGTCTTCCACATCCGTGATGACCTTCAGCAGGTCCTGCCTCAGCATGTCCGTATACTCCGCCAGGGAGTACAGCTTCGTGCAGGTAGGACGCCGCGCCTTGTCCCGGTAAGTCACCCGGACGCCAATCTCATGCGTCATCCGCCCACCCCCAGCTGGTTGTATCGGGCCATCGCATACCAGATCCGCGCCAGCTCGCCTTCGAGCCGGTCAATCGTCTGTCCGATATGCTCATAGGGTTTGTCGCCATGAGTCACTGACATGGCGTCAGTTGTGTACGACGTCTGGTCGTCCACGCTCGCCTGCACCCATTTATAGAACTCAATCTGGGCTTTCAGCTACACCCACCGCCGCTCATCCAGCGCCAGGTCATCCGCGAACTCCGCGACCACGCCGCTCTCATCCTTCCTGAACTTCTCCTCAGAGAAGGTGAACGTCCGCCCGCTGATCACATACAGATCCTGGATCGCATCCGTGATCCACCGCACCAGACTCTCAAAGCCCACCTGTTCAGGCGTCCGCTGCTGATTCACCTTGTGGTACAGTTCCTCCGCCATCGCCACAACGTCCGTCATGGGCCTCACCCTTTCCATTAAATGAATTCATAGTCCGGAAGCTTTTCCTTCAGCACCGCCAGCTTGTTGGCGCTCAGGTTCATTTCCTTCGCGATATCGGCGATCCTGTTCAGCACATAGGGCTCGATCTTGTCACCCTCCAGCCATTTCCTCAGCTGGTTCGCGTTCCCGGAAAGCTTCTTCCTAATATCCTCATCGCTCATAAAATTAGCGTTGTTTTCAACATCAATGCCCAGCGACGCAGCCACTTCCTTCTGCTTCTCGCCTTCCACCCTCAGAAAGCCTCTGCGGAACAAAGAACTGGTGCTGTTCAGAAAATCAATTTCATCCTGCGTCAGCATCGTAAAGGAATGCGGCGCAATGTTCAGACCAAAGGGCTTGTCGCTCGTAATAATGCCCACGTTAAAGTCATGCGGGTTCAGCACCCGAAATTTCTGATCTGCCATATCTGTTTCCTTCTCCCTTCAAAATGAACGGGGCAGGATAGCCATCTGACTACCCTGCCCCAATGTCGAGGTCATTAATTAGTTGCTGAGGTCCTGGTACACACCAAGGTAAGGACGATCGCCCTTCGCGATGGCGGCATTGAAGTACTGATCCAGACGGATCTCCCAGCTCAGGTCGTTGATGTTGTTCTGCTCCATGGAGAACACATCGCCCTCGAACACGACCTTCAGCGGACGCATACCCTCGTCGATCGCGGTAGGAACGATGTACAGCTTCTTGGTGTTGAACACGAAGTCATCCGTACCGTTCATCTGCAGCGGGTTCAGCATCTTCACGAGCTGGGCACCCATGTAGGTGCCGATGAAGGCATTCTGGTTCTGCTGTTCGATGATATTGCCAGAGAACTGCTGGGCAGTCGGGCTGGCGGTAAAGCCGGTCAGCGGGCCAAACTTATTCAGCTCGGCGATGTCACCGAAGATCGCGGCGCCGCCCAGGCGCAGCCAGAACAGGATCATGGGGTCAATGGTCGCCTTGACGACGCCAGAGCCGCTATCATAGTAGGGAGTTCCCCAGGTGGTGCAGGCATTGGCCAGGACGCTTTCGATGTGCTTGTTCATGGCAACTTCCATCTGATAGGTCGCCTTGTTGATCAGCTTCGCGGCGTCGGTCAGACCGTTCTGAAGTTCAACGATATTCACGAACGGGCGGGCAGAAACGCTCAGGGTTTCCAGAGTCAGCTTCTTGTAGCCGTCGCGGGTCCGGGGCGTGGTAGCACCCTTGGCCTGCACGAAAGCACGAATGCCGTCCAGGGTCACATCAAACTCAGCCTTGTCGCCAAAGCCAACGCGCTTCACGTCAGCCAGGTTTTCGAGCCAGTTGGTATCCTGACGCATCATATCGTTGACCGCAAAAGCGACCTACTGGGAAATCTGATACTTGTTATTGGGGCTGGGATTCTTGGCAAGGTCCTTGATCAGGTTATCCGCCTTTTCACGGACGTTGGAATCCAGTCTCTCGTGACGCGCAGCGGCAGTCACAACCTCAACGATCTGAGAATCCTTAAAAATTTCGATAGCCATAATTCATTTCACCTCTTCTCTGATTAGGACGCCTTCTTGGCGATGGATCCGCCGGAGGCAGGAGTCGCAATATCACCAACAGCCAGAGCCGCCAGCACTTCAGCGGTCACGCTGATAACAACCTGGTCATTGATATTCGGCCGGCGCATTTTGACATAATGACCTACGGGAATCGTATAGGCGGAAGTATCCATTTCCTTGTCGCCATAATCCTCGACCTCATTTTCGGTGATATAATGCACCTTGGTGCCAACATTGGTGCAGGTCAGCACAACAGCGGGAAGACCATACAGAGTCGTCTTCTCGTCCACGCGGAACTCCGCGTCACCAGCTGCAGCGATCGGCTTCACGCCGTTCGCGCCATCAACATACACAAACAGGCCGTTGGTCAGTACAGCGCCAGCCTTGAAGGCGCCTTCATAATTCCACTCTTCGGCCTTTCTGAAATATCCAGCCATAAGCTATTACCTCCGTTTATTTATTCCGACGGCTCAGAAGTCCGCCGTACTTTTTATTTTCGCCGACATCCAGCTCCACAAAACTCGCCAGGGAAATCCGCTGTACGGGTTCCGCTTCAGGTTCGGGCTCTTCTTCCTTCACCTGCGCCATCGTCAGTTCAGCGATCTTCGCATAATCCAGCGCCGCAATCGCTTCCGCCACACAGGTCTCGGTTACGTTGAGCCCCTGCTTCTCGGCGAACACCCGCGCCTTCTCCTGCTTCTCAGCCAGTTCAGCCGCTTCCCGCTCGGCAACCATCGCGTCATACTTCGCCTTGATTTCGTTAAGCTCCGCGATCTGGTTCTCCAGCTCGGCGATCACCGTGCCGGCTTCTTCCATGGTCTCAATGACCCGCTCGTGATACTCAATCACATGCACAGGTTCTCCGCCCCAGTTCTCTACGCTTTCATGCGTATCGATACTGTGCTCCAGAACTTCCGCGTTCACGCGCTGTTCCTCGTCGCTCGGATCAATGACCGGAGCGTCCCCGGTTGTTTCGCCTTCACCTTCAGCGTCATTGGCTTCGGCACCAGTACCATCGCCCTCGCCATCATTGGCTTCGGTTCCGGCGTCTTCACCCTCAGCGATCGCGACCTCAGTCTCAGCAACCGCTTCCTGGGCCTGTTCGGACTCTTCCGCCACAGCGATGTTCTGCGCTTCTTCCTGTACTTCAGCAGTCATTTTCTGATCTTCATTCATAAGTCCTGTCTCACCTCGTTCGCCTGCTTGCTCTTCGCTCCCAGTAACGATTTCAGAATCATCGGCATCCCGCTCGGCTACAAGGTCATATGCCGTAGCATCTTCGCAGGCAGGGTTCCAAACCTAACACAGCCCCGTGAGCGCTGAATTCTCGGAAGCGTCAATGAACTTTCCACCGTCCCTCAGCACGACCTCGCGTGGGTCATAAGTCAGTTCCACACTCACAGCAAAATGCCCAATTTCGTAAAGGTCAACCAGGCGGTACACAATGTCGCGGTCCCGTTTAGGCACCCTGATTTTTCCATACAGCGATACGACGCCATTCTCGTCTTCGTCGCACGAAAACTCTGCCATGGATCCAATCATGTTGGTCCCAAACTTTTTCGTCATCTTGTTGTACAGATGCCCAAGTCGATCATAGTTCCCATCCAGGAGGTTCTTGACATCCGCGTAAAACGGTAAGCACAAGTGGTCACCTTGTCTGTTTACCACGTCCCGTATAAACTCAGCTGTCTGACCTTCCCTGTTCAGGTTGAGCAATGAATCGCAAAGTTTTACATCAATGGTCTAAAAGATTGGATTTAGTTTGCTTTGTTCTGAAATCGAAACATTCTCGGCTAAAAACACAAGCTTGTTCTGTTTGTCTTCCATGCCGATCATCCCTTACTCGTTTTAATGCCAGTAGGAGGACAGGTATTAAAACTTGAAGTTGATATATGCAAAAGCCCTGCGGCTTTATGCCGAATGTTTCCGCCAACTAAAAAAGACCTGTCACGCGGACAGGTCAACATCTGAAGAGTTGGCTTCTTCAGTGTCATATAAAAAGAGCCAATCATTTAAAATTGACTCTATATTATCTTTTCCCCAATATGGGATACGCAAGAGAATTATTTCATTTTCCTCGCAATATTGGTCTTTTATTGCATCACGACGTTGTTGCTGTTCAACATCATTATGTAACGATGTCTCAATATAATGCATCTCGCCATCGTATTCTATCGCAATATTTCTATCTGGTATATAAAAATCAAACTTTAGTTTCCCGATATCTTTACATCCTATAAATGTTTTTTGTCTGATGTACTTAATATTATTATTGTCTAAATATTTAGCTATATATTCTTCAACACCAGATATCATGCATCCGCACGATTTTGTGTTTCCACATATTAAATCACCAGTACGAATAATACATTCACGGCCACATACACATTTGCATTTCCATTTATAACATTCATTTTTTACGTGATCATCAATCATGGGATATAATGCCGTTAAGAAACCAAATTGTTTACCTGTAATATCTTTCCTATTCATTTCAGAAGTGATTTCTTTATGGAGACAACCACACGATTGTGTGTGCCCAGAAATCAATTGATTGGTTAAAACATCAACTTCATTCCCGCAATCACAAATACAATGCCATCTTCTTGGCTTTCTGCTTGCAACATATAAAGCAATTAATCTACCAAATCGTTGATTTGATAAATCTTTTGCCATATGCATACTAGCATTGTCAATTCTCTGGCATCCGCAAGATTTGACATCTCCGCTGCGCAAATATTTACCATTATATATTCCTGTATTTCCGCAGTCGCACGTGCATTCAAAATATGGTATATTATTTTTTGTGTATGCATATTCGTCAACTATTAGTCTGCCAAATCTTTTACCGGATAAATCTATATATTGTTTTTTACCAAGATCCTTCTCTTTATTATAACAACCGCACGAAACAGTTTTTCCACTTTTAAGATCACATCCACGAACTACTTTTTCTGATCCGCAATCACATATAACCTTCCATGCAACTTGCTTTTTACCACTTGGCGTAATAAAACTCGGCACTCTTTCCAGAACTGTCAAACGTCCAAATTTTTGACCAGATAAATCTTTTGCTTCCATTTTCTAACCCTTTCATAAATAAAATAATTATGGTAATCTGCCGGGGTTAGTCAGCAGAAACATATAGCTATTTATGCTGTCCCATAATTATTATGCATTTGATTATTCTGTCTGCGCTTCAGACCCCTCGGGATTCGACGGCTTCGGATTCCGCCCGCTGTCGCTGTTATCGACCGGCGAGTTTCGCTCGCTGTCATCCTACGTCGGGCGTCCACGTTGTACCTCTTCATCAGGTGGTATATCGCCATCATCTTGCTGAACATTTGTTCCAGGCTTTACAAACACATCGTCATACCCAGATTCTTGTTCATGCTTCTTGCGCTCAAATTCCATTTCAATGTCAATGCCGTGCGCCTTCAGCATGGTCTCACGACTCAGGTTGCCGCTTTCCCAAAGCTTCATGCACTCCTCGCGGAACGCATCCACTTTAGTGAGATCTGTCTTTTGCATCACAAAAGTCGGAAGCTTTTCACTCGTCGTTCTCGGCAGACCATATGGCGCACCGTTAACAGCGCGAATTAACATGTTCATGAATTCACAGAACGCTTCTTTCGCAGAATTAATTCGCTCAGATACAAGCCTCGTGGAGATCTGCGTACTACCATATGAAAGCGACCCGTCTCCACCGGCGGAAACAGAACTGCTAATTCCGAAAGCACCGAGGATGGCTGTATCAACATCCTTGTATTTCTGCTGATCCCACATATGATCAACATCAACCTGAACAAACTCGGTGTCCACGAACGAGTTACTGGTAAATATCCCGCCACCAGCTTTCATCGCGGCTTTCGCCTGCGCCTGAACTGCGGAAAGAATATTAACATCCGGCACAACCGTACTGTCTTTCGGAGCACCAACTTTTACATGAAGAAATCCAGATGCAGCAAGTGTCAGCAGTGCATCCTCATAATTCATGATAATTTCTTTTCTAGCAAGCGGCTTAAGCGCCTGCACAATCATCGGCATGGCATATCGTTGCCATTCCGGTTTCTCACTCTGAAATACAAACGTTGTTTTCGGATCAAGCTGTACATATTCAACGTTCCTAGTCAACGCTTCCCGAACTTCCTTTGGAAGCCCGGCGATACGCACATCCAGATCATCATCTTCCAGGAATTTTTTCAGCGCTTTCTGCCCGCTCTTCCGAAAGTCCTGTCTGATCGACCTTGCATTGAATTCCACAAGCGGGTTCCCATTCACAAGGACATTCGAAACTCTGCACAGATGCGGTGGCAAAGTCACGATATCACCATCATCCATCTATGAAAAATAGACATTGGCGAACAAATAATATTGATACATCCAACTCTTTAATTTTTCATTCAGATGAATCCGTTTAAACCACTCTTCATACTTGGCTCTTGTCTTATCATTACCGCCTGTCAAATACCAGCCGGACGATAAAGTAAATGGAACATAAATCTTCTTAATCGCAGACCCAACCAGTTCTTCACTGTCCACATAATAATCCGCGAGTTGATAAATATCATTGATATGTTGTTGCTTTTGCCTGAGAATAGAATCAATATCCTAATCGCTCAACGAACCGTTATAGGTAATACTTCTTTCATTGAAAAGTCCTGTAACATCATTGATTGATTCAGCAACAGCATAGGCAGTACCAGGGTATCGTCTATCCAGTACCATTCCGGGTTGCGTCTGATCCACTCTCGTACCACCTCTTTCTTATCGTAATGATCCAACAATGCAATATACTGCCGGAGCACTCCCCTATAACAGGTTTCTTTTTCTGGTTTCTTCCAGCCCTGCAATATAATGAATACCCATCATTAAAGAAGATACCCGGTCTTTGTGTTGTGAACTGCGGGCAGCATCATATAGCACATTACCATTTGCACCTTGCCGCCCAACAATATTGCCCATTTCAATCTGAAGAGCATCCGCCTCAATAAAGATTGCGCGTTCGGCAGACGTCAGTTTTTTATTCTCAACGTCCGCGTCATCGTCTCTTGAGGCAATCCTGTTATTAATGATATATCTCGAATTGATCGGCAGTTGAATGCTTTCTTGTTCAAGCGCAACAACAGTTGCATTGACCATCTGCGTATTCAGCAAATTGTTCGCCACAAATTTTCTGATAATCGGCACAGCGCCATCAATAATACTGGGCTCATCGTCCGGCACAAGCGGTGGATATTCACGCCCGGTATCAGGATCGGTCCACGGTTTATTCAAAAATTGCGGGAATGCATCACCAAGACCACGAACGTCAACAATAACCTTGACTGTATTTGGAAACCTTGTGAGATTTCGACGCAATTCAGTCGCCAGCGCATCCAACCGTTTCCCGTGAAAACTCTGGATCCGCACAACTTCCTTCATGTATCCGCCGTTGTCAAGCTCAACCAGCTTGATCGTTGTCAGCACCGCGTTGTCCGCGTTGTTCGCGCTGGACGTCGCGATATCCAACGACATCACGTATTCCGTCGTGGATTTCGCCGGCTGGGCAATCTCGACATCCTCCAGCGTCCGGCATTTGTCCGTCAGATCAAACGGGAATACAGCCCCGTCCGCAGCTCCCAGGAAGATCGATTCATATTCCATCTTGAATTTCTCTTCCGTCATGCCGCGCCGCTGTTCGTCAAAATAACTTTGTTTGCTGATGCCCTCGCGCACCGCCTCAGTGTAGCTCATCGCCCAGGCGAACACGTTCGTCTCGCCCTTCGCCATGCGCTTCAGCTTGTTGACGAATCCGGTGTAATAATAGTTATTCTTCAGACACGCGGAAGTCATGCTGATGATCTTGCTATCATAGTCCTGAATCCCGCGCTGAATGCAGATGTCCCGCGTCTCATTCGTAACCGGCTTCGCAATCGCCTCAAGGTCTGTCTGCTTGATATCCGGCGCCTCATCACAGATCAGGATCTTTGCGCGGTTTCCACGGAAGGTTCCCATGGAATAACTCTCGATCTTGCTTCCATTCTTCAGCACACACACACCCTTGTGCGCGTTGATCTGCACAGGATGATTGTGACGTGTCGCGTCGATTTCGCGAAGCACGTCCGGATATTGGATGAACTTTTCGTCAATCTTCTTGACGACCAGCACCGCCTGTTCAGCCGTGCTGGAAATGACGGCGATCAAACTGCCGGGATAAAGCACACCCATGGCGATACAGCAGATGGCGATCTACCACGTCTTACCGGCGCCACGATTTTTCACGAAATCCGCGTTCTGTGTCAGCCCGAAGATCCGGGCGTCCACCCGTTGCTGAGGCTTGAGCTTGATCTTGAAGTATTCTTCAATGAACCGGTCGAGATGCGTCCGCCAGTACCAGATCTGTTTTGCCCAGGCCTCAAAGTTTCGCAGTTCCCTGATCTGCGCAGCGCGTTCAGAATCTGTCATCGCAATTCCATCCCGATCGCGGTCAGGGTATACCGGTAAGCCTGAATCACCTTATCCACATCATCGTCAGGGAACGTGTATGGATTCTCGTCAAGGTAACCCTGCGTCTCCAGCCGGAGGATAATCTCCCCCAGGGATCCCATCCCGCTGCTCTCGCCGGGCTTCCGGCGACATGCCGCGAAGTTTGAGGATTTCGACAGGTCGTCGAAAATCTTCTGCGCTTCCTTGTATTCGGTTGGGGTCCCCTGTCCACGTCGCATGCGATCTTCCGCCATGTCCGCGTTCTAGCTGGCCTTCGCAACCTTCCGGGCGTAGTCCTGAATGTTTACGTTATCCAACACGAAGTCTTCTTCGTATTTCGCGTAAATATCATTCAGCATCTCCACCTGCTCCGGCGTGAAGTATCCACGCCAGACCTTATCGTAATATGGCTTGTCCTTCTCGTCCGAGAACTCGTGCACAACCTCATCCCGGGTTGTGTCCGACACCCGCAGGTTCTCCTCGTACTCGTAGGCGTAGCTCATATTTTTGATAATTAAAAAAGCCCTGGCGGTTGCCAGGGACTCTTCTTTTTCTTTGACATCATCCGGCGTCAGGGGGTTCAGCCACACCTTGTTGTTCGCCAAATCGTAGGAGGCTTTCTTCTTTGCCGCCTCCCAGGCCTTTTCCTTGAACTTCCGGTTGTTCTCGAAGCAGTACCGCTTCACGGTCTCTTCGTCCTTGCAGAAGTCTCTTGTACATTCAGTGCACCAGGCGTCCCGGTACTGCTGTGACGCCCAGAGCTTGTTCGCGCTGAATTTTTCCAGCGGCAGTATCCGGTTACATCTGATGCAAAGTTTCGAATTAATTTTCTTCTTTGCCATCCTTCAACCTTCTTTGCTGTAAATGCGGCGGCTCAGCTTGATCAGCCGCCGGATTTTTAGCTGTTATCTCAGCACGATCGGATACACGCATCTGCGTCCGTATCCTTCCCTCATCACGATGATGGTCGCACCGGGCGGCGACCCGAACCCTTTGCTCTGTGCATAGGGATCCATCCCGCACATGCTCGGCACCCGCTCGATCAGAATATTCCCGTTCCGGTTCATCCCGGCGGTGAACGTCTGACTTTTGTGCAGATGTCCGCACATAAACGTGTCGATCGATTCGCCATACAGCGTCATGTGGTCTCTCGCGATCTTCTCGATATCATCGCCCTGTCCATGGATCAGCAGGAATTTGTATCCCAGTACATCCACAACCCGGTTCATCGGCGCGTCGTTATCCCCGATCATCACGTAAGGATTCTCCCGGAACCGCTCATACAGATAATGCATCACAACGCGTTCCAGGTTCTCCTCCGGAAACTGCCCGGCCTTCGTTCCAAGCGGTCGGATCTCACCATGGTTTCCGCGCACAGCGTAAACCCGGATCGGGATGTTTGCCTCGTAGCACAGCTCTGCCAGCCAGTCGCTCAGTATCTCACTCAGCCGGATCGCGCTTTCAACCGCGCCATACGCCAGCCTTGTCAGTTGCCCGGGACGCAGGATGCCATCCAACATATCTCCAACGATCATAATCGTAATCCGGCACGGTTTTTCCTTTGCCGCAATATCCACGATCTGTTTTCTCAGCTGGTTCAGCCTCCACACGAAAATCTCCGGATTGAATTTATTCAGCTGCTCACCATACAACCCGGTCACAGTATACTCCGCGCCGTAATGGAAATCACCCATTCCGACAACCAGTTCCTGATTCACATCATCCGCTTCCGGTTCGTCGGCTTTGATATCAGGCCACTGGAATGGCGGCAGATCCCGAACCGCGTCCCGGATCATTTCCCGCAGCAGTTCGCTCCGGCTCTGCTCCCGCAGGTCCTTCCGGATTTCCCGCCGCAGATCGTAAAGCTTCTGCCGTTCCGTATATCCGTCTTCCGCTGTGTGCACAGCGTCGGGCGCCGGCGTCTCAACCGCCTGCGCCGGAGCGGTATGAATATTGGTATCCATCCCTGCTCTCGCGTCCTCCGCCAGCTTCACGCCAACAGCGGCTTTCCGTAATGTGTCAGGCGAAATATCCAGCTGATATTCCGCGACCATCTCCGCCCAGTCCATGTCGATAACCCCTTCTTTTTTATCCAGGATATCGCCAACAAGATCCTGCTTTTTTCCCAGACTGAGCGAATCAAGAGATTGTATCAAAGTGCCTTCACTTCCTTATCAGTGGACCCGGCGGTAAACTGACCCGCCATTAAGCCTCTCTTTAGGCCCATACATTGCGCGACACGTTTGATAGTCATTTTAACAGAATGATTTTCAGAAGAATTGCTGTGCGTGTCGCAAAAGAACAAGGCACATATCTGCTACATTGATTAACCGTCAATTGCAAATATTATTGCTGTTTGTGCCTTCTGTGGGCGAGGACAGACTCGAACTGTCACTATAATTTACATTTCGCGGTTTTAGGGACCGTGCCCTCGTGCCAATTGGGGTACCCGCCCTTAGATAAATTCCCATTTATAACCAAATGCTGTCTTTATTTTTCCAGATGCGGCACGACTTATTACATTTGAACGATGGCCAACCATTGCAACACCAGCATCTGTTACTGAATCATATGTGTGTAAAACCATATTGGTTTCTGAATCAATTTGTATAACCTTTCTTTTTGCCTAGCTTAAACTCCGATTAATAAATGCATACGGATTACCGGTAAACGATTCAATTATTTTTTGACATGTTTGAGAATCATAACCAGTTTGTTCCATTATTTTCTTTTTGGTATACCCTTGTAAATACATATTATACACAGCATCATAATCACATCTTGTTTTACCATCTCCGCCTTTAGTGGCGTTATATCCATTATGATAACTATGATAATAATCAATCCAGTAAATTTCTCTTTCGTTCAGAATGTCAATTCCACATTCCTCAATCTTCTCTATTTTAAAATGCTCAATTCCATATTTATTAATTGCGGAATAAAGTGGTCTCTTTTCCATCTTTCGGCGTTTCGAATCTTTATAATGATCTTGGAACCTTTTCTCTATTGTCTTTGTTGTTTTTCCAATGTAAACCTTATCGTTTATATCGTTGGTAATCTTATAGATCTATGCCAAACAAACGCACCTCTTTACCAACATAAAAAATCAAGACGCGTTTTCTTTTTACCATACAAAGAAAAATCGCTGTGAGCGTCTTATAATATCAATGCATTTCATTCCACCACGGATGATCTTCTGCGGCGATCCAGCCGCCAACAGGATAAACTTCAACCTCGTCCAGATTCATGTCGTAGAATTTTCCGTCACACGCAAGAATCCGATCCATCGGATAATACTCACCGTATTCGGTCTGAATCGGCTGATAAGGAATCGCCTGATCACTGATCTTATAAACCTCATTGCCAATCCGGAACTGCCCGGCGGTATCTACCCGGCACCATGTTCCGCCATGGATCCCAAGCCGGTTCCGTTTCTGAAACAGGCTTTCGGTTTTGCTGGGTTTCTGCGGAGTCTCGTACTTCTCCGCTGCAAGATCCAGGATTTCGGTAAGCGCATTGAACTGTGCCTTCTCTTCGATGGCAACGTTCTTCGATACACTTCCGCTTCCGTACATGATATTTCGCACGTAACTCGGACAGCTCGACTCCGGAATCTCCCGCTTCGCATGCATAACGCGTCGGTAATCCGTTTCGATCCCATCCCGGTTTCCCGCCAGCAGAATATACGCCAATGAATCCAGAAAGCGTTTTACTTTCATCTCGGGAGAGAATACGTCGCCGGAATCATTCAGCCAGTTGCGCTCGCAGTACGGCGCCCATCTCTCAAGCGCCAAAGCAACCTCCCGCTCGATCTCATCCCGGGTTTCAGCAACCTAAATGCGAACCGATCCGGAGGGCTCCATAATCCTGTATCCTGTCAATAAAAACCCTTCCCTCTATATATATTAAATGAGAAGCCAAAAATGCAGACAAAACACAAAAAATTTTTTTTACACGAGATATTTCCGCGCCTGTTCCGCAAGATAATCATACGCGCCAATCAGCAGATGAGCGGTCAGGCTTTTATCGCCCGTCGTCTGTGTAACCAGCAAAGTCATCTGTTGCGCCATATCTCCGAATGCGATCTCCTGGTCATTGCTGTCGCCGGTCGGCACTTCGTGCTTTTCCAGAAAATCATAAGCTGTGCGGAACGCAGTCTTCATCTCGTCTGTAATCGTCATTGCACAACGCTCCCGTGCTCAATACCCATCATATCCAGCACCTGCTCCGGTGTCATTCCAGCCACAGCCTGAGCCGCCGCCTCGGGAACCTCCGCCATATACTGCTCATACAGAAAAGGCGTCGTAATCTTTTTCAGTGTTTTGTTCGCCCGGCACTTCTTCAGGCAATAGGAAATCCGCCGGCACTTATTGCAGTCCCCGCCCTGCTTCCACTGCTCCGGGCTATCGCTTGGCTCCAGGATCGGGTCCCACTTGGCTCCGCTCAAGTCACGCATACCGTGGTTCCGCGCATCCCATTCCTTCAGCTCCGCCAGCCGTTCATGGATCATCCGGGTCAGCTCTTCCTGCCCCTTGCTCCCAGCCCATTCGATGAACTTTGCCATCTTTTCGCTAACCTGCAATGTCATCTCAGCCATTTACTCCACCTCTTACCATACTGCCAAGTTGTAATCAAATTCTTTTTCGTGATCCTTCCCGTGATATGCCGGGACATCCTCATAGTCCATCTTGGATAGCATCTCCCGGAACCGCTGACGGATTCGCTTGTCGGAATACTTTTTCGCATACTGTCGCGAACCACTAATAGAAAAATCATACCAGTATGTAAACCCACCGTTGCGCAGATACGCAGGCCACCGCCGATAAAACCAGTCGTCACAATTCACTTTAGCCCGCTCTTCCGCTTCAAGAAGTTTGATGTTCTCGCGATAGTCCCAGCGGCTCTTCGCGTACTTCTCCTTCAGCTTCCGCTTGTGGCGTCGCATCTGCTGATACCGGCTGTATCCCTGATGCATTGCCGTCATCGCTTATTCATCTCCTCAAGAAATTCACGGCCTTGATCGGTAATAACGAAAGTATCCTCGTCGTCGATATAATCCTCGCCGTCCTCAAACGCCTGACGCACCTGCTTCATATCCAGTGTTTTATGCACTTTGATCGCCTGACCGTCGTGCCACACCGTGGCGTTGAGATCAAGCTGAATCGTGTTTTCCGGAATGCGCACGAGCGCCTTGCTCTCCATCAGCTCAATCTCGTTTTCCTTCGGCGGCTCTTCCGGCTGAACGCCGAGCTGGTATTCATAAACGCCGTCAGGCTCAAGGTCGCTTTGCTTCACAGGTTTATCAAACCTTGTCAAAACGCCCGGACCCTCCATATCAATCGCTGAGGCGATTTCAAGCTTCTTAATATTCGGATTGTCGCTTCTCATCCCGCACCTCTTTGATCAGTTCTCTCCTGTGGTCCCACAGCCAGTCGATAAAGATATCCCAGTTCTGTCTCACCTGATTGTATACGTCGATCTTTACTTCCGGATCACCCTCGTGCGACGGCCAGGAGCGCAGGATGATTTCCCACTCGCACTTGCTCCAGAAGAAGTACATCAGGCTTCGCCGAACTTCATCAGCAAATGCGTCCTTGTCATCCTTGAACTTCTTTGCCGCCTTCGCGGCGTCGCGTTTAAATCCGTAATGCCGGAAGATATTATAAGGTTCGATCTCCCGGGTATTGAAGTCGCCGACATATGCGTTCCAGCATAACATGTTACTCACCCTCCCACTAGAAGCAGAATAAAAAACGAGACGCAAGGCGAAAGCTACAATCACTTTCTGTTATGTTTTATGGCATTGTATATAATCATTGCTGTCCGCGTCTCTCATGCGTAAGGTGCGGTCGATTTCGCGGCAAGCGCTTCGCTTATACTCCCGCGTCGTAGGTGGTCTTCAGGCAGGACCGGACACCACAGATACGCGATGTCCTCCCACCCCGCAGGCGCCACCACACCCTCAGTCCTATTGCGCTTGCAGGCCTGTCATGACAGCGACGGGGGTGTGCAGTTGCCTCGGCGTGAGGCTCAATCACACGCAACCCTGATGGATGTCAGCACCTTGATTCGGGTTTATCCGCTTACGCTGATAACGGGTGCGGCAACTGCCACTTCCGCGATTCATGACTGCATATCATGCGAGGGCTCACTGTTCATTCCCTCCCATCCCGTGTTCAGTCGGACTCCCGCCGGGTTGGTCCCCGGTGTGTTCCATCGTATGGGCTCCTATTGTCTTGGTAACTTTTAGGCAGTGCGCGACCAGTGGCGTCAGCTGACCGCCGGCGGTTCGCGTCCGCGCTATGCTTGTTTACCCCGTCTATACTGTATAGGTACATTTCGGCGCAAAACTTAAGTGGTTCGAGAAATTTATTTTTGAACCACTGTAAGTTTCGCCAGGTGATCGCTGGCAAATGCTTCATGCTGGACCTTCCTGTACATGTCCACATACATCGTCATGCTTTCCTTGAGGTATGTGACCTCAGCATACATCTTGTCCATCTCATGACCATAGATCAGGCACTTCTTATTCCCAACCACATGCGTGAACCAAACCAGCTCAAGGTCCTTGATGGAGACCATGATATCATAGTCCTCCTCCAGCACCTTGATCACGGCGTTCTTCGCCGCGACCTCAAACTCATAGCTTGTCATACAATCTCATCTCCAACATCATATTTCTGAATAATCTCCGCCGGATCATTCCGGCGTCTCAGCCAGACCAGCCCCGCCACCACCGGCAGCATCAGCGCCGCCAGGCACCAGCTGGTCACCGCCAGATATGTCAGTATCAATCATCATCACTCCTTATATCACGAAGCCAGTCCTTAAACGTCACTGACTCAAATCCCATATCATTATTATTATTCACGCTGACTCTTGCAGCATTCAGCCCATCGATATAGTTCTGAGGAGTAAAGGAATCAATTAATGCCGTATTTCTTTTTGCAAAAGCTTTGGTATCCGCATATATCTTCGACAAGTCATGACCTTCCCAGGACCGACGTGCCATATTGAGATATGTATCACAGATAGTTTGCCCAGCAATAATTACGGCATACTTAATCTCCCCTCTTGCGACAAGCTCATGAATCAGCGCATCTGCCTTCTTGAAGAAATGTTCATATGTCTCACGGAAAAATTCATTCATATTACTCCGCGTTACACTGTCTGAATTATAGTGTGTTGAATACTGCAACCCATGCAGAATACACACCTGGTCTTCCGGCATCAGCAGGCGGACAAGACACATAAAGTACGCGTCCTCATGAATCGTAAGTTCCGGATTAAATCGAATATTATTTTGATATAGCCACGAACGGCGCAGGAATTTTCCATGGATAAAAGCAAAATCATTGCCGTCGCCCGGGCGCAACCACATCGCACCTGTATCCCCGTACTTTTGTTCGCCGATCCACTCGCACCCAATCAGATTATAATGATCGTCATTCATTTTTTCGAAGACATGAAAAAGCGCATACGTCGAAGCAAACGCATCGTCAAAGTCGTGGAATAAAACCCAAGTACCCATCCCTGCATCCATGCCGTAATTACGCGCTGCGGAAACTCCACCATGCGGCATATTCAGTACAGTAATCTCGTACGGATAACCTTCAAACTTTTCTTTAGGAAGAGCGCCATCCTCGCCATCCTGAACAACATATACATGAATCTTATTAAAATCAATGCATCGTTGCATTCTTATCATTTCAAAAGCTTCATATCCAAGTTCCCATGGTTCTTTATAATGCGTAATGATAATATCAAGCGTCATCCAATCGCCCTCCGGTTACTTCTTCCCAGTCCGCGTTATTGCGGCGCACAATCTTTTTGACTGCCCGCTTAAAAAGGATCTCAAACGTCTGCCGGGTCTTGCCGTAATGCTCCGCGATATCCGCGATGCCGTATCCTTCCATCAGGTGCTTAACGATCATCTGTTCCGCCGGCGAGAATCCGGCGCGGTCGATCAGCGAGTCCAGGCTGGCATAGATGCAGATCACATCCTCATTCAGCGCAAACACTCCGTCCGTGTTTAATATCCCGCTCGGATAGTTACTCGGATAATAGCTTGCGTCCTACGACGCCCGTTCTCGGATCTACTGCGCCACGACCCGCTCCTCACTCAGCGGCATATATTCAAGTTCTGAATAAACCTTATTGCTCACCCGCATCATCTCCCGCGCCGTTGTCTCCGGCGCAGGTCATCTCGCCAGGGTCTTCTGCTTTCTTTTTCTTCTGTCTCCGCGGAACAACCGCCACTGCCTCTGAAATACCATATTCATAGACAGGATCGCCATGCTCATCAACGTCGCCGGTATCAATATCCTCCAGCTCCGCAATGCGCTCCTTCAGCTCTTTAATCTCTGCGTCTTTCTCATCCAGCTCGCGGTCAGAGTCCCGCACCTCTGTACTCAGCATCATGATCTTCTTCTCTGCGTTCGCCGCCAGGTCCACCGCCTCCAGGATATCCTCCAGCCGGTTCTCCAGCACGTTCCGCAGGCTCTCCCGCTGCCGGACAATCATATTTCCGCTTCCCTTGGCGTTCTCGTATTTCGTCCGCGCCTCAGTCAGCACATTCTTCAGTTCCATAATTTCCATACACCATGTTCTCCTTTTTATTCCATTTCTTGCGGTTGATTCATAAGCCAATGCTCATCCGCATAGACTCGCTTTCCACATTTCGGACAATGCTCTCGCCGATTATTTTCGAGATCGCTTTGAAAACGTTGGCTTGCAGGATTATACCAACCTGTCTCATCACCGCAATATGGACAGACCGTATACCCGAATCCATAACGAAAAACCTGCGACCACCGTCTCGGCTTATCTTCCATTTCAAATATCCTCGTCTACAACAATTGTCCCGGCATGAAGCCCGAC